ACATTTGTTGTGCCCTTCTTTGGAGCAGGTGGCTGGTTACCAATAGAAGTAAAGATTGGTCCTTCTTCTTTACGCTTTATTAGATCTTCACACATTTCTTTTATGCCATCCTTAGCAAACTGTGTACCCCAATATTGTATAATATTATTACGATATCCATGGTCATTCTCAAATGATGCACCAGAACCTGTAATACGATGACACATCATAACAAAAAACTGTGCAGATAAACCCCATGTGATCTGATCATTCCATGTGTTAATCTCTCTACGTCTTTCGTTTTGCCATCTCCATTTAGGAGTCTTTGAACCAAGAAATAAATCTTGTAATACATTTGAAAAGCCAGCAGCATTTCTTGTATAACAATCATAGATGTCAATCTTCTGCATAAGAGGATCATTAATTTCTTTATTGGCTTCTGGTCCTTCGTAATCTAATGGACCCCAATTGACATTATCCTGAAGCCATTTAGCTCTTGGATAATAATAATTAACTAGCACATCAAGTGCTTCCTCATTTAACCACTGTTTAGGCATAATTTTTTGGTTTAATTAAATCAAAATGCTTTTCATAAACATGCAAGTTTTGCACTTGCCATATCATATTACCTACTTCTAAATCTAAATCATCTGCTAACTTATGCAGTACATACTGTTGCCATGCATAATCATTCTTATATCCGTATACTACATCATTAGATCTCATAGAAACTGAGCAATCTAATCTGCCATGGCGGATATAATATGCAACTGAATTAGTACATATAAAATCGGAACAGCCATCTAAATCGTACTCATCCCATATAGATGGTCTTTGATAAATCATAAGAGCTCTACGACTAGTTGGATTTTCTTGTAATTCTTTTAAAACTTTATCATATTGATTGCCATTATCTTTATGCCAAATAAGATAGCCGTAGTTAGAATGTATAAAGCCACCTTTAGATGCTGCATATTGCCATGCCGCTGGTGGAGCTTTACCGAATCCATATATGTCATTAATGTTTAAAGACATAGATTCATACCAGTCAATTTCTTTTTTAATGTATTCTATATTAGGTGTACCAAATATGGCAGGTTCATCTGCTAAGAATGATGCACCGATTAATTCAATACATTTTACGCCAGTCTTATCTATAGTCTGACCGTAACCACCACCTTGCTTGGCACCAATGAAGTAGTCACGAACGTCAGTGACTTTATACGGACGTATCAACATCGACTGTATTTGTTTTAGGATTATTGAGATAATCTAGGTTTGGATCTTGACCTTCCATCTTGCCACGAATATAAGCTACAGCAAATGATGCATAGTTAATAAGATCTTTGTATGTGTCTTCGAGTGATTCAAAGTTATTGGCTTGACCGGATTCAAGTAAAGACTGAGCACGAAGCATTTTGCCATGCATAGTATCATGAATAGAATCTACACCACGACGATAATGCATTGCTTGTTTTACTTGTGAATTTGGGTTTTGATAGTCTTCTGACTTTTTAGATTGAAGCTCTGCACATTCTTGCAGAACTATGATTGATTCTTTTTGCATGTTTACTCCTCGATTGATATGTGTATATTATAACACAGTTTAGTTAGAAAGTACATAGTCTGTACCATTAAAATTATATTCTCTGCAGAATGTGTAGTCACCTGACTTTGGATCATAGAGATAAAAATAAACTATATCAGCTACATGGTATCCCCATTCTATTTTACGAACTAACAGATCACCTAACATAAACTTTATATTGTGTTCACCGCGTGTAACCTTTACTTCGATCTCACGTCCTTCTAAATCAAACACATCCATAAATCCATTAGGATTATCTGTGTATCCACACTTGTCTATGAGATACAATTCTGCACATTGACCCATCATGCAATCCATTAATATCTGCTCACGAGTTCTATTGTTAGGATTCCAAGTGATCTTTTCAGATTCAGCTTTGGCCCTAGCGTATAATCTTTTCGGATCGATGTCCGTTTGGTTAAACGTTTCCGTATACAAATTCAATGGCACGATCTGCCTCCTTGTCAAATGGTCTGGTCTTATACCAGTTTCCGTTTTCATAATCTATCTCTTTACATAATGTTGTAATCTCAGCAGCGGTGATCGGATATTTCTTACGTATTGCGTTACCCGCTATAGAGACCATGATTGCGTACATCTTTACGTACCAACCAGTGTCAGTAATTTGATTATACTCTTTTACTAACTTCTGATTAACAAATGGGCAATCTCTATAATTGCTCCAAGTGATATTTGTATTTGTCATTTCATTCTTACGATGAGCTAATAATTGTTTACGTATTTCTCGTGGTAGATTATCTATTAAAGATCCTGTCTTCTCAACATAGTCGTGCTTAGACATAATCTCATATGGATTCATATCTTCACCACTGAAATTATTAAATATAAAATTGTATGCACCTTTATATTTTCCAGGTACATAATACATACGTGATAGATCTTTTGTTTGAGGATCACCAATATCACCTAATTCTTTGTTCAGAGCAAACCAAAAATGCTTGATCTTTTCTTTTGGTACATGTATTGTTAATGGAAATACTATTCTAAACTTAGGATGCTCTTGAGTTGATGAAGCAGTAGAGTAAACGACATGATTCCATTTTCCATAACGATCTAATAATTCTTGCTCAAGATTACCATCGAATACATGTTCATCTACATCTACCGCGCACCAACCAGCCCAACCGATTACATTATTATTTGCACGAGTCGTATTCTCTTTGTATGTCGCAGGAGAAATAAGGGGAGCCGACTTTTTATCTTCACGCTTCTGCTGGGCTAGATCAAATAACAAACGCTCAAATTGATGGTACTTATTAAAGTCCATACGCTTTTCAGTTTTGTTATCGAATATACTTTTAAATAGTGTAAGGGAATAATTCATACTTTCTCAATATTACCTACCTTCCATGCAGCATACATTTTACTAAACTTAGTATGCTCTTCCAAGGTAATCTTATCAATATCTTTACCTTTATATAAAACTAACCATGTACGGTAGTTTATTTTAGATTTTTGGATCTTCGGGGGTCCCATATAATCTTATATACTCCGAGTCTTTTTCCCAATTAATTTTTGCTTGTGTGCCATCCAATGGCCCTGGTCCTGGTGTATAATGTAAACCATCATTACCATTTTGACCAATAATATCCATACGCGATGGTTGTGGATGTTCTAAAGCATCTTCTCCTGACCATGCATCACCAATAATACCATGATTATTTTCATGGCTTGGTGCTGTCCAACCTTCAGGCTTGATTAGATCTGGTAAGCCTAATGGATTTGGGCGTGATTCTTTTACACCAACTTCTTTATTCATGTTGGCTTCATATACTTCATCCCAAGCTTTGTGTACATTTACACCTAATGCATCTAATGTACCAATAGCTACAACACATAAGTCAATAAGACCATCTACGATCTCTTCACTATCTTCAGTAATTAATGCTTCACGTGTTTCGTCATACTCTTCTTTAATAAAGTTTAAACGAAACTCTAAATATTTTTTAAGTTGAAATGGTGTGGCATGTTTTATCCAATCGCGTACACCATATTTTGTTTGCATACGATTTATATCGTTTACCCAATCTGCTGACATAAGTCTCCTTTTATAACTGTTATTAATATTATACCATACTTTTGTTCAAAGTACATACTTTTATACGAAAAAATCTTCAAGTGATACTTGATGCTCACTGGTCCATCCAATTGCTTCTAAAACAGGATCGATAGCACCCAAGAAAGTCTTCTCGAATTGTAGATTATAATCTATATATTTCTCAAGTTTAAATTGACGTGGGAGATAATCTACAAATGCAATCACATTCTCTTTGATTGGATTTGGCTTGACAAGATATGTAAACTTGACCTTGTCACCACTAGTTATCTGCTGAATACTTCTACCTAATTTTTGTGTAGTAATTAGATTGTTGTGTAGTATTGCACCACGAATATGAATAGGTGTGCCTTTCTTGTAAATGTTTTCCTTGTCAGTCCATTTCTTTAGATTGTTTACACCACGAGGAAAGCTCACCTCTTCAGCAGACGCTTGTTTAAATGCTGCTTTAAAGTTTGCTATGTCTGCCTGTACGGTTGCCTCATCTGTTTCCATGATCCTACGGAATATATCTTTTAATGCTTCACGACATATGGCCGGAGTAGATGATTTGATTGCCTCGATGCCCATAATCTTAAGCTTCGGTGTAGTATAACGAACACCTTCATTATCATGCACATTAAGGATATATCTCTTCTTTGCTGTCCATATACCACGATCAGCAATTACCTCACGTTCCATAACCATTTTGTTTTCTATACCACCTAAGGTTTTAAACAAACGATCATAACATTCACTGAGTGCACCTTCTAATGCACCTGAACATACTTGGTCAAGGAAGTCTACTGGTTTGGCTGGACCAAGACGTTTGACAAACTCGTTAAGACAAACATAGACAGAGTCTGTATCAATGGCAACTACATAATCTTTCTTGGTTTGTAGAGTTTTGTTAAGGTAATCATTCAAATTATTCTCTGCCCAACGAATAGTTGCTTGACCAGTAAGTGTAATACCTTCAGCGATTCGCATGTCAAAGTATCTAAACCACTTATTACCCATTGCACCATACAAAGAGTTGAGTAGGATTTTTAATGCCATTTGTTGGTTCTTAGCAATAGCAATACGTTTTTCTAATGCATACATCTCTGATTTAACACCACACAATTCAAGCTCTTGCTCAGCTTTGAGTTGTGCTTGTTTAAATTTTTGACGATCGTTATAGATCTCTTGAATAATTGATGGAATAATGCCAGGCTTGTCTGTTCTAAATCGAACACCGTTTACAGCTAATGCCGTGCCTGGTTTAGTATTTTTTATATGACCAGCTAAGACTGATTCTACATTTACACCAGGCTCATCATCAAGTAAGATAGTCTCGGGAGACATATTGTATTGCATAATGATTGACGGATATAGAGAAGCCAAGTCAAATGAACATACCCAATCATGCATACCAATATGTGGTTCTTTTACATAACCGCCAGGATATGCACCTTTAAATGATTCTTCGTTTTGTGGTACAGCTACACGTTTAGCATGCAAGTCACGATAGATCAGTGAATCCCATATAGCCACCGTGCCGAGAACCTGTTCATAGTTCACACCACCTTTGTAAGCCATAGTAAGACATAGACTAATAAGACCAAGCTTGTCTTCCATACGATCGATTAGCTCTACGTCTTTGATGTTATAGTCAATAAATTTCTGATAGTTTGTATCATGTAATTCGTTAAGGTCAGATGCTTCACCGAAGTCAAGCTTCTTCTCACCGAGAACTACATTTGCAATATGATCTAACTTGTATGATTCTTGTGGACCATATGAATAACCAAACTTCTTGAATATTGCCATGTAATCTAAGATGGCTACACCTTTGATTTCATATTTAACTGCGGTTTGATTATAACCTGTATGAGTCTCACGCTCATCAATCATACGCCAAGGAGATAAGAACTTCTCACGACCATTGTCAAAGATACGTCTTATACGGTTAATGAGATATGGTATATCAAAGAATTCACAGTTCCAACCTGTAACGATATCAGGGGAAGTCTTAGACCAATGATATACAAATTTGTGTAATAGTTCTCTCTCGTCTGCACACTTGACATAGATCACGGAATGGGTTTGCATGATAGAATTATCTACATCATACTCGCCACACCCAAATGTGTAGTAAGTATCATCGATGTTATTCTTCATTGTGATTGCTGTAATCTCTTGATCAGCTTCTTTAGGATCAGGGAAACCATCACCGAACTTTGTCTCAATATCGATTGAGGTAACATTGATTGTGTTACGATCCCATTTGATTACACCAGGGAATTCATCATTAAGATATTGTGACACATAGTTGGTATTGCCATAGATTTTAAAGTTAGGTACGTCTGCATAAGACTTAATAAAGTCAGTAGCTTCACCCATAGAACCAAATACTATAGGTTCTACTGGCGTACCATCTAAGGCATGCCAATCATGAGGATTGTTTTGTTTGCTTGTAACGAATAGAGTAGGGCGATACGGGACAGTGAAAGAAACTTTCTTGCCATCCTCGTAACCCAAATACTTGATGACCTTCCCGTGTCGGAAGGCTGACGTGTAAAAAGATTGATTCATGGGTGTATTATAACACGAATCAAGCTAGATGTACATACTTGTTTATTAATAATTTACCAAACCCAACTTACAAAAGAATACCTTAAACCCTTTGTTACTTTACGAACTCGATGAGGGTATAAAAAGTTACTAGGGAAAAACATAATCTCTCCTTTCTTAAAATAGTAATCTTTAGTACCCCAAAATCTTAATGCTCCACCTTCGAAGTCATCACCTAAATTGCCAACAATAGAAACTGTTGGAATACCTTTACCACCTACAGCATTACCTACATGATCGCAGTGTTCCATCATGTCGTGTGTTTCCTCGTATTTCATAAATTTAGGATCAGTAAATCCTCTAAAATAATCATACCATTCTATATCTTCTAAATACTCATGAACATAATGCTCTAATCCAGCTTGCATTCTTTCACGCAGCGTGAGCAATAGATCTTGATTTTGCATATGACATAAACCATAATTACGATCTTGTTCAGGAATATCAGGATCACCTATGAACTGTTCCCAGTCAATACTTAATGTTGAACCAGCAATGCCATCTTGTTTTCGTGGTGCATCAGGATATGCATTAACTACATCTTTAGGGAATGGTAACCACGTATCTTCTTTATTTAACGTGGTTACTATTTCATCACAAAGGCTATCATTAATCCATATGTCCTTATGGACATAATGTTCAATGTTAAGATTCATATTAAAGCATTAATTCTGGTTGTGCTTGTATGATTTCGATTGTACCATCAATCATGTCTTTATATTTTTTCATTAAAGGTTCTTCAGGTTCAACAATAAACATAATGTGCTCTTCTTTAATAACGAGACCATCTGCTAATTCGCTATAACCTAAGTAAGGCATGAATCCGATTCTGCCAGTTGCGCCTGGCTCTGGAATTAAAAGTACTGGGTTAAATACCGTTGTTGTACTTTCATTTTGATCTCCTATACCACATAATATTTCTTCGCCCGATGTTAATCGGATTAATCTATTAATCAATTTACTTTCACTCATCTATGTTCCCTTGGTTGTTTATTAATATAGTCTGCAACTGCTGATTTAATAGCATCTTCTGCTAATACGCTACAGTGGATTTTTACTGGAGGCAGATTAAGCTCTTCAACAATTTCAGTATTTTTAATTTCTTCTACTTGATGTATTGTTTTACCTTTCACCCATTCTGTTAATAATGAGCTTGAAGCAATTGCTGATCCGCAACCATATGTTTTAAATTTTGCATCTGTGACAATACCTTCTTCTATACGTATTTGTAATTTCATAACATCGCCACAAGCAGGAGCACCTACCATACCAGTTCCCACATTTGGGTCTTTCATATCCATTTTACCCACATTGCGTGGATTATTGTAATGATCTAAAACTTTTTCTGAATATGCCATGTGCTCCTTAGTATTTAGCCTAGTAACAACCTTTTGGCTGATTTCGGCAGGTCACCTAAATTGATAGTTTGAGGCTTGTCTTCTTCTGGAATATTGTTCTCCAAAATAACTACAAGCATTCCATCTACAATATCGGCACCAACAACTTTTAGTGTGTCAGCCAAAGTAAATGAACGCTCAAACGCTCTTTGAGAAATACCGCGGTGAGCATACTCTCGTGTATCTGCAGCACCAGATTTCTTACCGCTAATTGTTAAAACACCTTTCTCAAGTGTTAAATCAATGTCTTCTTTCCTAAATCCTGCAACAGCGATTTCAATTAGAAAGTGACCATCATCTCTTTTAATTACATTATACGGGGGATATCCTTGACCACGACCGGCCTCGAATGTAGTATTTTGTAATGTGTTAAAGAGTTGATCGAATCCCAAGAATGTATCCCTTGGGAAGTTTGTAAATGCTAAGTTTGTCATATTGACCTCCTATATATAGCAAGGTTAAAAAACGAATACCCTTTCGGCATATTCATACTTATTTATACACAAAAACCTTTAGGTCTTTATGTTTTTGTGAGCCTAAATTATGATTTTCTTTTACATCATATTTATGAACCCACTGGCGAATAGCTTTATTCTGATAGTATATATCATGTTTCATCTTAATGTCATCTCTATACCATTCATAACTAGGATAGGTTATATCCCATCCACCAGCTTTCTTCCACCATTCCATACAATCATCACAATCACGTACACACGCAATGATCTGACTTTCTGGAAATACTTCCATTATCTCTTCAAGATAATATGCGAAGTGATGAGACATAAGCACCTTGACCTGATCTTCTGGTCCTGAGAAGCTATTATTAATCTCATCAATCCATTGTTCTTTTGTACCTAATTCTTTATCTAGCCATGTTCCGTTTAACATTCCAGGGCCATAATAATTTCCTTTGTGACCACTGAATTGCCCATGTTTGTATTCTTTCTCTGCCACATAATCGGTAATATCAGCATGATGATTAAATCTTACTTCTTGACCGACTCCACTCCACCGTGATCCAGGAGCTCCTGTTATAAAAATCCAATTCTTCATATCGAAATTACCTTAGGATTTGCAAGTAATTTATATGTTTTTTCTGTAGCTATTCCAGTGACCAGTAAATTAGATCTCGGGCTTAATCCAGCATTAGCTGTACAGTGAGGAACATTATACCAATCAAATGTATAAATCTCTCCTGCTTTATAACCTGTATGCATATAGTTTCCAAACTGTATAAAGTGTCCTGGTTCCCAATCGTTTAACATAATAAAAAATCTAAATACACTATCCGGATCTTTTGGAGCATATTTATTTAATTTATCTATATGCAAAGACCAGACTTGACCTTGTGTTTGTGTATGTACTCTAGATTGTATTGGACGTTCACCATCAACTAAATAAAGAGCATCAGCCATTTTCTGGAATACAGGAAGAAGATCATAATTCATATTTCCTATTGGATGATTAGGATCTCCACCAGCTCTTTTAATATCATATTCTTCTGATTCAAATTCTTGTTCAGAACGGTTTGAATTTGGATTACGAGTTCGCCATGTAACTTCTGTGCTACTTTCTATTGTTTCTTGTAACTCTTTACTCCAATCACCATTAAACCTGCCCACATACCGTATGGTATCATGAGCAGGATTATTATCGAATGGGTCAAAATGATACTCTGACCTTTCTTTTAAATTGTCAAGATTACTTAACAAGACCTTCTTTATATACACTTGCTATACCTAAAGCTTCTGTATTAAACCATACAAGATTCTGTAAAGCTTCGGCAGTAATAAATGTCATAAGTGTATCACGATGGTTATTACCAGCTTCTCCGATAAGCCAGTCATATTGACCAACTTTCTTTTGAATAGCTGCAACAGCATCAGGATCTTGACTCATTTTAGTTAATGCATTTTGTAATTCGAATGCATTTGGATTACCTTTGTTTACCCATAATGCTTTTTGCATACCATCACGAAATGACTTCACAAGCTTATAGGCATCATAGAATTCTCCAGAAGGTGCCACACCCCATCTCTCTTCAAATAAGATTTCGAATTGAAATCCTGGGTAGTTAGGATCATCGGCATGACTTCCGTCTGCTTGAAGTATACCATGATGAAACCACATTTCAGCGTTCTCATCTCCAGCCACGTGTTTCTTATATGCCGCTGGATTCTCTCTTGTACCAGTTAACTCTCCACGTTTAAACGCAAGTCTGCGTTCTCCGCCAGACATACCGCTTACCCACGTTACATGCTCTTCAAAGCAGGCAGCATATTCTTGCATAGTCTTGTCTGGACCACATATTAACTGTGTAAATGCCCAAGCTTCTGGTGTTTGACCAGATCCCGAAGCAAATTTAGGGAAATCCATATCAGCACCAATACGTTTACCGGCAATAATATTTAGATTCATAAGCCCAATTGATTCGTAATCACCATAGTTATAGTCTACATTCTCTTGTAAAAATGATACACCATTACCACCGTGTGAAACCATAACAACTTTGTCATCGTCTCTCATTTCATTGTGCCATTTGTTAAATCCAGGAATGTCTCTTGCTCCTGGGTGATGTAGTATAACTATCTTCTCTCCTAAGAAAGGTTCAAGTTGATCAGCAACGATTTGTGTCCATACACTCGTTCCACCGCCAGGTTTCTGTGGCACAACAAATGTGTAGTCGGCAATTGCTGTTGTAGTTAATGCCGCTAGGCATAGTGCTAATAATTTCTTCATGAATACTCCAATTTATTCTTCTTCAATGATAAACAAAATAATAATACAATACATATTATTAAACCTAAAAATATTGGCCTCGTCATCAAAGTTTCCCAAGTGTATAGAGAACTCATTTGAAGAGTCAACGTTTCGACCTTGTAGCTCAAAATGAACGCCATTAACATGGCAGGTCTACTATACTTATACGCTTTTCCAAAGACACCCAGAAAAGAACATATAAGCAAGATTACATAATCTTCCCACCCGCCAGTGTATTGAGTACAAGCCCATACAATAAAACCTACGAGTAACGGAAAATAATACTTATACGGTACATAAGATATCCTGCAAAGATACTTATTTAAAGCTATGCATATAAATGCAACTAATACCGTACCCCACATAAATCCATATGTAAGGCTATCAAAAAATCTTAAATCATAGGCTAAATCAACTGTGCCTAATTCAAATCCTAAATACATAAACAAAGCTATGAGTACTGCTGCGAATGAAGCACCAGGAATTCCGAATAAAACTGTTGGAATCATACTTGTTGCTTTTTGAGCATTGTTAGATCCTTCTGGTCCAATCACTCCACGTATATTTCCTTTACCAAACTCTTCGTTAGGATGTGTAGCTAATGTTGAACCGTATGCCATCCAATCAGCAACACCGCCACCAATGCCTGGCAAGAATCCTACAAATGCACCTATTGCTCCACCTCTTAATGCATCCCATTTATATTTCCATGTTGCTTTAATTCCATCCCATGTTTGTCCTGATGTGTCGTGTGGTTGTGTTGTAGCTTTACCCTGTTTTAGTCCATCTAATATTTCAGGTATAGCAAATAGACCAGCAACCATCGGCATAATCTGAATACCATCTGCTAAGTAATCCCAACCAAATGTCCAACGATCGGCATTTGTAACTGGATCTACTCCTATCATACCTAAAAATAAACCGAGTATTATTGCAATTATACTTCTTACCCAAAATCTATTACTAACAAATCCTACACAAGCAAGAGCTAACATAGTAAATGCCCATAGTTCAGGTACCCCAAAGATCATCATAAGTTTCATATACCAAGGGAGTAAAGCAAACGTAAGTGTTCCCCATAAGAGACCATTAACAGTACTTGTTGTGATTGCTGCAGTTAAAGCATATGTTGCTTTGCCTTGTTTAGCTAATGGATAACCATCTACCATTGTAGCAGCGGATGAGTTTGCACCAGGAATTCCTAATAAAACTCCAGTGTATGTATCGCCTGTAGTAGATGCTGCGACTGCTGCCATACAAAAGACAACACCAAGATAAGGATCTGAGAATAAATGCATGAAGCCAAATAGAATGACAAGACCTGTCGTAGCTCCAGCAGCGGGTATAATTCCAATAATGAGACCAAAAATGGTCCCTAATAACAAATGTGTAATCATAATTTAAATTTCAAATTCTAATGGATGATGTCCAAACGGAACTCCTTCTTGTTCTTTACATATCACTTTAGATATATCTATATTGCTATTTTCTGTAGTTATAATTTTTTGTAAACTTATCCATTCACCACCCTTTTCTGGTGGTAGTTTAAATGAATCTACATTACTTGCATGATTTATTAAACCTCTAGGTTTTAACATTACATCTTCAGGTAAATAATTATCTTCGAAGTGTAGATCAGCAACAAGAACAGTATTGTCATCAGTAACTAAATCTAAAACTTCGCATGCTTGACTAAGGTATATATCTCTTGTAATTATTCTTGATGAAATTGGTAAATTAATTTTCCAAGCTTTGTGTACATTTACACCTAATGTATCTAATATTTCATCTGGGTCCAATTCAGGGTAAGCGTCCGCAAATTTAATTTGTTGTTCTCGTTCCCATGATCGGATATACTTCCTCAAAGGAATTTCTGGGTCCAATTCAGTTTCATAAGATATACTTGCATTAATTATTTTTATATCTTGATCAGGTGTTTTTATATAAGTGATTTGATAATTTTTACCTTGGCCAGCATCCATGCCTTCAACAAAGTCGTCAAACTCATATGTTTCTACGGGTGATTCTGAACGTGTTTGGATTGTGCAGACTCCGTGCTTCTCATAGCATTCTTGAAAGTTTATACTCTTAACAATATTCATACTGTTTAGAGCTTTAACAAATATCTCTGGGCATCTTTGCACAAATATATAATCATAGTGTAAATCAATATCTCCGTCGGAGTATTGATACGTCATCATTTTCATTATTTTATTCCAATATTATACTTGGGGCATAATTCCCAATCGCCTTTTTCTTTATGTGATATTATTTTTATTTGATTTAATGGAGCAGTTTCTCCAATAGGTTTAACAGTTTCTAATAATCCCCAGTCAGACATGAGTGTAACAATTGTATTACGTCTTTGAATGTCATTTTCTGTTAGGTTTGATGGCTTACCATCTAATAAGAATAACTCTTTAAAGTGAGTTATAAAATACCTACCTTGCTTATGCAAGATATGGCATGATTGAAATAATTGAGAGTCACGCTTGGATGCTACTCCCATGCGTGTTAGTGTTTCTCTGATCTTTAAAAAATCATCGGGTTCTGCTAGTTTAACTTCTAGCATCATCTCCGGTGACCAATTGACTAAACTATCCTTGTTGTCCGCCATGCTGTATTCTTCCTCTTATAATATTTAAGTGTTCATTACTTAAAAGCGGAAGTATATCACGAGCCTTTTCATTACTATAGCCATAATATTCTTTTACAATTTGTAGCTTCTCACTTTCTACATTTTTGTTCCACTTAGAAAAACGATTTCGTTTCCTTACAATATTTATAAGAAAGTCGAACTGGAGGCGGCTATCCAGGTGGTGGAACTTATTCATTTCATTAGCGTATATGACAGTATCAGGAAAATAAGAAAGACCGCGGTTTACCATAAAGGCATTATAGTCTTTCTCATTCTCAAGTATATCAATCTTTGAATTTGATATTGATGTTATGAAAGCAAATGGATTCAACGTGATGCTCCAATATGCTTTTTCTTTTTCCATATCCATACTGCTAATTTAGAGTAAGGCGGTTTAGTCATTGTTTCAATATGCATCTCTACTACATCAAAATAATTCTTAAACCATTCATGTGCACATTTATCTGCAGTGTCTATTGTCCATGGTACATAAGTTATGCCATCGTGATGTGCTTCTGGTTTTCTGTCAATGTGAACTCTTACTGCACATATTCCGCCAGGTTTTAGCCATTGCATAAAGTAATCAAAATAATATAGATTCTCTTCCATTGTACCGAAGTTACATGATCCTAATGCAAAGACAACATCAGCAAATTCTCTATTAAATATGTGATGCGCTTGATGGAATGTTGCTTGGAAGTCTGCTTCAGGATATGGTGCTGCATCAAATCCAATAATGTTATCAAACATATTTTTGAATGGATTAATACCACAACCAGCGTCGATAACTAATGGGTTAACATTAAGTTTAGTAATCTCTTCAACAACTCTATCGGCCAATACAAATCCAGAGGTTGGATGTCTGGCAAATTTCTCTTGAGAGTATGGTTTACCAGTAAAGAAATCTATTACTTTATTTTCATTCGTCATAGGTTAGTCTTTATGTATTTAACATTATCAATGAGAAATGATCTCCATCCATTGTTTTCAACATCGAATACATTCATATAAGATTTATTCTCTACAGTACCCGATTCATCTTCTAATATTGGTGCATTATAAGCAGGGATATGTTCAGACTTTAGCGTACATAACATCTTACGCTCGTCGCCATTCTTTTTAGTAAAGCAAACTTCGATTATTTCATCTAATAAAAAATCTCTTATGTTCTCATAAAGAGTTGGTGATGCAAAGAAATTATTAGTTTCTCTGTACGGTGTTATGTTTGAATATTTAGTCATCTTTTATTTGCTCCGATATAACTGCGTTCATAGCTTTAAGTATTGTTGCTGCTTTTTCCAATTGCCAAACAACATTTACCATTGCTAACATTAAAATAATTGTCGCGTAGTCCGCCAACATTGCTATCATATAAGCTCCTATTTAAATTGAATTTGTGACATGATCTCAGTCATACATGCCACTACGTTTAATTCATGATCTGCTACAAAGCTATCTTTGTATGAATAATCTGCAAGTATGAGAACCAATTGAGGAATACTCTGTGGTTGGACATAGCTTGACATATTATCATAAACCATTCTAAATAACTTTGCTGATTCTACGTCAATGTTATCTGTAACCCACTTACGCATCTTCTTAAAGTTTTTTGTCTTGAGGTCTTGCATTAATCCAGCAATACTTGACTCAGATAGAGTAACAAGAATGCCGGTATCAATATGACCACTCATACCATATCTTTGACACTCATTAATGATGCGTCGCCAATCAGGTATGTATTTCATAATGAGTTCTGCAATCACTGCATTATCATGTATAATATGTTCGGAATCAAGGATAAACTTTAGCCTAGCCATAAACTGCTCTGCCATTTCAGCCTTGTTACCTATATTGAATTCATATATAGAACATCTCGAATGGAGAGGATCAATAATACGATTCTTAAAATTGCAAGTAAGAATAAATCTACAGTTATTACTAAACTCTTCAATGAAACCACGAAGAGCAGGTTGTGTAGATTGCGGATTAAGATAATCAGCCTCGTCGAGGATAACTACTTTGAATCCACCTTGTAATGATACAGTACTTGCAAACTGTTTGATCTTACCACGTAACGTATCAATGTTTCCATCTTCGGAACCATTAATCATCATATAGTCAAGATCTAATTCATTACATAAGGCTTTGGCTACTGTAGTCTTACCTACACCAGCCGAACCGGTAAACATCATGTTAGGAAGTTCTCCCTTAGCAACTATTTTTTTAAATGTATCTTTTAATGCTTGAGGGAGAATACAATCCTCTATGGTTTTCGGTCTATACTTTTCTACGAATAAAAATTCTTCTTTCACGAATACCTCATAATATAATTTTGTATGGTATTATTATACCACACAAATGTCAAAAGTACATACTTACTCAGCTGGAGTTTCGTCAGTAACTTCAGCTTGTGCCACTGCTGGAGTAGATGCTGTAATGAATTCTTGAATTCTATTACGTACTGCACCAACATCAGCTAACTCATCTCCATTGATTGCACCACGCTTAGTGACTACATCAATGATACGAATTACAGCATTAAGATCACCTAGATTAATAGTGTGAATTGGTTGCTCCGCAGGAGCTTCAACTGTTTCAGTTTTTTTATCTGCCATTATTATTCCTTAAATGTTGTAGTTTTATCAAGAGCAACCCAGTATTGTGTGTTGCCGGCCATTACAGAAGCTATTAACTTCTTATCAATACCAAAATCATAAGAGTCAGCATTGATGAATTTAAAATTATTCATGTCTATGACTAAATCAAAGTCTGCAGAAGTATTTATACTGCAATTAGATATGTTCATAGAGAATTGATTTGAAGTTGGATTCTGCTTGTCAACAATAATACACTCAATAAATGATGCACTATCATTTTTACGAATGCTTAGTTGATTTGTTTTAAGAGTAGCAGAAGCTTTACGCAGCTGGTTTAACTGGTCTAACGTAAGAGTAAATTGAATATCGCTACATGGTAACGCAATATCTTTTGTAGGGACAGTTAGAATGTCGATATCAGAGAAGTAGTATTTAAATTGTGTAACACCATCTGTGATTGTCACATACTTTTTATCATCATCAAACGATAGAGTAGGATCATCAAACATATTAAGACAAGCTAGGAATTCACCTAAGTCATAAATGCCAAATGGATATGGTGATTCAAATGCTACATTGGCTTTTGCCATAAGTGTTTTAGAAGTAGACATTGATCGAATGAATCCGCCTTCTTCACCAAGAGCAATATTACTATTGATCCCTTGAAAGTTACTCAATACATCTTTTATTTCATTACTAAGTTTCATTATTCGACTCCTTTAAGTCATGTTCATTAATTGCTAATAGAGTATAGTGCATGATCTTCATAAGATCTTCACGATTTGCTCCGTTCTTTTTGCCATATCTTGACGCATACTTTAATACATTGCCAAGACAAAAATCTAATCCTAAGCCAGAAGCAGAGATTAGATCCATACTTTGTACACCATTCGGAGCAGCATAATGTTTAGAGTAAGTACTCTCAACGTACGCTGTCAATTCCTGGATGTTTTCTAATTCATTAAATTTCATATAGGTCCTTTTTTATTATGGTATTATTATATCACACAAAGGCTTAATGTACATACTTAGGTGTAATATTTTTATAAACTAATTTGTGATTTGGTTCATTAGCTGGATACCCACAACAAATATATGGACCTATCCAAAATTGATTAGGAAATCTATGAGCGTATGAAGTCTTTCCATACCACTCAAATATAACTTTTCCGTTTAATGCTACTATAACATATCCGTCATCATTTGGTGATTGTAAAGTTTTAATAACGTAATCATTCCAAACTCCTGCCGGCATATCATAATCAACAGATATTACATTATTATTTCCATGATCATTTGAAGTTTTAATATTAACCCAATGAGTGTTTACTGCAATTGTTGGAACAGTATTTGTATGACCACCAAATGGTTTAAGTTCCCAAATCTTCATAGGACTTCCATGTGACTTCTCTTTTTTGACAGAGAATCTATACATCATTGGCTTACCCATTTTATCGCCATATTTAGATTGGAGTTGACTACGAAGTTTTTTATAATAACAATCTCTATGAATGTCTTCAAGACATCTGTCAGTAAGGAAATTAAATGTGACTTGATCTCCGTCTGTTATAATATGTTCAATACCACTGGTGGACTTGGCAAACCAAGATCCATTCCACCAGTAATTTTCTTGATAGTCAGCTTCTGCCGGCCAGTTAGCAAAAACACCAGCAGCAATAGTTCCTATTAAAAATAATTTCATCTTCATGCAGCAACCGCATCAGTAATACGTGAAACTAATTGCTTGTTGCCTTTCTTAGTCTTCGCAAACTTCTTGAACTCACGTTTAAGATCATTGATTGTGTCAGCTTTTTTAGGCTCAAACACATCAGAGTCAAACCTTGCTGAACGATTGATCTTAATAATGAAATAGTCATCGTAACCTTTAACATTTTTCCAAGCACCGAAACCAAGTTTTCTCCAAGATTTGATTACATCAGGAAAGTTTTTGTCTTCATCAACATTAACATAACCTTGTCCGAAAGTAGATGCATCATACGCAAGGTGGAAACCCATAATAGTTGCACCAGTTATCTCTTTAAGTCTGTGAAGAACAGCCTCATAGATCTTACGACCACCCTGACCACGTATCAGTTTACCTTCAAAGTTAATCATTGTCTCACGTGAAGTCATAACAGTAGCAGATGAATCACGTTCAACATTTATTCCATCAGGATATCCGTCAGTTAGGAACATAATGTTTGTGTTTTGTATTGCATGTTTACGTGTAAATGCCTTAGTCAATTTAGCTGCAAGCATTGCAGTTTGGATAAGAGGAGTTGAACCCATAGCATCAAGAGCATGAAGATAGTGACCAGATATATGGTAGCTAGTATGCTTGTTATTGTAGCTATGTGCCTTGGCAATAGCAAATGAAACATAAGCAGCTTCGTCAAAAGTTTTCTTATTCATCTTTGAAGAGAACATCTCAACAACTTTAGTACCGTCAGAATGCAACTCGCCAGCTTTATGTTCCATCTCACGAATACCCTTACCACGTTCTCTCCAGTATGAAGTAGAAGTAAAGTTATATGCCTCGAAAGGAATATTAACTTGACGACAGAACATAGCAATAGTAATTGCTTGAGCAGTAACATCTTCGATGATCTCACACATTGAACCAGAAAGATCAAGGAACATTACGATACCGTGTGACTTTGCTTGAGCTAACTGAGTAGTAGTCAAGAAAATATCTTCTGAAGTTTTGTAAGCATGAAGCTTTAAAGGATCAAGTTTACCAGACTTAGCAGTTGTTGCACGAGAATATTCAAATGCAGCTTTCTTACGTTCGAAGTCTTTCGCCATAAGATTTGCTTGTTGCTTGTAAACTAGTTTAGTCTCATTGTAATCTTCTCTACAAGCTACGTGAGTATAAGCGTTCTCATCACCATAACGAAGTTTTTCACCCATCAAATCTTCTACATACTCATCACGTAATGATTTAGCATAATCGTAAGAGTAAAGAATCTTTTCGATATTCTCATCGCTCATGCCGCTTGAGTATTCAGGCTGACCACTTCTTTCGTATTGACGCTCAGGAGATTTTTCAAGTAAATCTTCTTCGCGTTCTCTTTGAGTATCTTCAGTCCAAGTCTCATGACCTTCAGGAGCTTTATCATCTGCAACTTCGGCACTAGTAGGCTCTTCGTTAGATTCATCTTCACCATCAGAATCACCATTACCTTCACCAGAGTCATTGCTTTCCTCATCACCAGAGATAGGAGTTTCACCTTCGTCCTTAGGAGATTCACCCTCGTCAGCACTTGGCATACCCATTTCAATTTCATCTTTTTCTTCTTCTTGATCTTTTTGATCTTCGATAAAATCATAAAGCTTTTTGCAAACAGCAACAACGTCATCCCATGTTTCAACTTCCATAGCTTCTTTAACTAATGGAGATTCTTCATTAGAGAATTCAACTGGAACATAACCGCGGCCTTTTGAAGAAACATTAAGTCTGTCCATAAGTCCAGCCTTGTTGATATCTCTCTCGTTAGTGCCAAAAAGATCACTATCGAAAAGAACTTTATAACCATTCTTGAAACGACGAACGATACCAGGATATGTTTGCATGATCTTACGTTCAATGCGGATGTCTTCAACGATATTAAGATATGCACGTGGAATCTTACCAATCTTCTTTTCAGAATCGTGCCATCCATCAGCTGGAGTATAAAGAGCATGGCCAACTTCGTGACCAACTAAAAGATCATAAACGTCTTTACCTTTGTCTTTCCAAAGAGGAAGACGAAGTACTCTATTCTCAACATCGAAACTAGCTGTAGAATAGTTGCCATGTTGAACCGATAAGTTCTCTTTGGCAAGTAGTTTGGCTAGGTATTCTTGAGCTGATAAATTCATAATATTTCCTTTTTTAATTCGTTATGTGTACATTATATCACGTTTTGGACCAGTTGTACAACTATTTACTGGTCCAGATGCGGCGAGTTGGTGTGCCAGATTATTCATCCTCCCACTCATCAGCGTGATTACTAAAGAATGAATCTTCGGCTTCATCAGCTGTTAGCTGAGGCTCATTGATAGTAGCATCAACTTTCTCGTAAAGATCTATAAAAGCTTCTTTAGTGTCATCGTCAAAACGGTTTACACAAAGAGCAATCGCTTTGTCTCTCTTACCGAAGATAGAGAAAGTCTGAACGATGTGGCACAAACGACGAGTTGAAATAACTTCGTCAATACCTTCATCATAGAAAGTCTTACGAATAGCATCTGCCCAACCAACAAGTAGCTTAGCAAATTCTTCGTCAACCTTTTCAAACTTTGACATATGCTTCATGACAATTTTTTCTTCAGTTGCCATAGTAGGGAAAGTCTGCTCAAGAGTAATAGTGAAACGCTCTAGGAAAGCATCATCAATGATAGTTGCTCCTGAGTAACGTCCATCCTCTGAACCTTTACCTTTTGTGTTTGCAGTCGCAATCACGTTGAAACCATCGGCAGGCTCAACAACTTCACCAGTCTTTTTGATCAGAACTGGTTTGCCTTCAAGCACACCTTGTAAACACATAATTTTGTTTGTTCCACGATCGATCTCGTCAATCATAAGGACAGCACCAGCTTCCATAGCTTTGATGACTGGACCTTTTTGGAAAACAGTCTCACCTTTGATCAGACGAAAACCACCGATTAGATCATCTTCGTCTGTTTCAGGAGAAATCTGAACACGTACATATTCACGATTAAGTTTAGCACATGCTTGTTCGATCTGGAATGTCTTACCATTACCAGATAAACCAGATACAAAAGTCGGATAAAACATACCTGACTTAAGTACTTTTACAATTTCAGAGAAGTTACCCCATGGAACAAAAGTAGGATCAAAATCAGGAACAAAGACTTCGTCATTTGAAACTGATTCAACGCCTTTGACCATTTCAGGAGCAGCTTTGGCTGGTCGAGCAGATTTTGGCATCATAGATTCTAAGTTATATACACCGCGACGTACCGTAGGTGCATTGTTTGTATATCTGATATTTACATAAGCTGATCTAGGATTCTCACCCACAGCAATAGCAGCTTCTTTAATCATCTTAGCTGTAAATTCAGTCTTTTTTGGAAATTTTGTCATTAATTGTTCAATCACTTTATTCATAATTTAGTCCTTTTTTAATTGATTATGTGTACATTATACACTGTTTCACCAGTCTTGTGTGGAAAGTTACTGGTCCAGATGCGGCGAATTGGTGTACCAGAGAATGTATTGATACCATTGACATTACGGGGTGCGGTACCCCGCTGTTGTAATAGTGTATTTCTCAATCTCATAGGTATATTATAACATGAATTGAGCCGCTTGTGTAAGTTTATAGTCACAGAAATAGTGTGTTTATTATATTTGAGTTTTAAATTTTTTAAGATTTGACTCGGAAATTTTAATAGTTATTGATGGTAATGGTAAATTTGGTTGTTCGTTTAATGATATTAAAGTCGCGGCGAAAAAATTTAAAGTTTTAAATAGTTCAAAAATTGAAATATTTGGATCGATATCGGTAGTGTATGTAATCATGTATAATGTCCTTTTTTATTTAACAAGGTATATTATAACACGAAACACCAGCTACGTGTAACTATTTTTCAAACAAATTCATATTATGAAAGTTTTTTATAGTATAGTAGAGAAATTGTTCCTCTTAATAAACTGAATCTTTTGATCCATTTTACTTTCTAACACATCAGGTTTGTGGGATATAATAAACGTGTTTGTACCCTTCTCTAATGTCTTTAAGATCTTCATTAGATTGTCTGTACCTTCATCGTCAAGAGATGAATCAAACGTTTCGTCAAGAATAAGTAAGTTAGTGTTTGTAGAGTTCTTCATCTTTGCTATTTGTCTCCATGCAAATAACAATGATAAATCAATACGCATCTTCTCACCTTCAGAGAAGTTAGCATATACGAATTCGTCTCTATGTCTTGATTTGATTGTCTCTTCGAAGTTTTCATTAAGATGAAACGCAACAAAGAAGTCAAGTGTCTGTAAGTATTTGTTTATAAGAGCATTCATTGCGGGTAAATATTCTCTGATAATTTTCGTTCGAATACCTGTATCCTTGAGCATCTCAGCGGCAATATTGTTATATAATACCTGATCCTCAGCTTCTGTGAGGTTGTCCTGGATATCGATGAGATCATAGGTCATATCCACAAGCTCTTTGGCAGGTGCATCAATATCAACTTCTTTCACTTGTTTATTGACTAGCTTTGTCATATTATCTGTATGTGTTGAGATCTTAGAATTGATATTAGACATTTCAGTAATTTGATCTTGTACTTTTTCTAATGTTTTGATTGTCTCATCATACTTTGTTTTGTTTAGATCTATATCTTCTTGAGTTTGCTTTGCTTGTGCCTTTACATCTGTAAGCATTGAAGTTTTTAAATCTGTACTAATCTCTTGAGTACATGTTGGGCAAGCAGTATTTACTTCAAAGAATTTTGCTTTGCCTACAAGCTCTTTCATAGAATGTGTGTGTTTACCTTTCTCGGTATTTAGACCTTCTCTGACTTTCCTTAAGGAGTTGAGAGTACCGCGTAAGCCGAGAGGATATTTATCCAAATCAGCTTTTAGAGAATCAATCTTATCTTGTGTTTCTTTTATCTCTTCCTTAAATGATTTCTTTGCATCTTCATTAATTTCTTCTAATTGAGTAATATGTTTCTTTTGATACTCTATTTTATCCTTTTGATTATTTAATGCGATTTGTGAATTCTTTGCCCATTCTTTTGCTTGAGCATTACGTGTTTTTAGTACTGTCTTCATCTTACTAAACACACCAATGTCTAATAGATCCTCAATAACATCACGTCTATCCCATGCTTTGAGTTGCATAAATGGTATAAATGAACTCGAACCGAGAACGACAATCTGGTGGAATGATTTATGATTAAGCTTTAGAATGTTTTGCTCTAAGAATTTTTGATAGTCTCTTACGTTTGATTGTTGGTCTATCATGTTACCATCTTGATAGACTTCAAACTTATTTGGCTTAATGCCACGTAATACTTTCCATGTGTGACCAGCCGTATCAAATTCGATTGTAACCTCACAACCTTTACCATTTACTGAATTCACTAGGCCACCTCTTTTAACATTACGGTGTGGCTTATTAAATAAAGCAAAGGATATGGCATCCAATATAGTAGATTTACCTGTACCATTTGTACCAACAATAAGAGTTGATCTTGCTTTGTTAAGGTGTATGGTTATTGGGTTGGCGCCGGTTGAGAGAAAGTTTTTGTAAGTAAGTTCTTTGAATAATATCATGTGTTATATTATACTATATAAATGTCATTTGTACATATTTTCTTCTGCTATTTTACCACACTCTTCACTAGCATATTTCTTAAACCAACGTGGAGCAAAAGCATGTATGAATACAGCTAGGGTTGCTTTGAATAATCGCCACGATATATTGAGTGCATGTTTTAGATGCTCGTAGCGTGTCATATTCACTTCTTCCAAGTGAAGTTTACATTGTTTACTATACATTATACCTCTTTATCTTGAATATTATTTATTGCTTCGGGTTGAGGTACTACCCCAGGATCTACGACAAACATCATGTCTAATCCGATACTTTTTACTTGTTGTAAAAAATGGTCACAACTATTATATAGTTGAGCAGCAAATAGCCCTGTTTGGAAACTCATATCCATGTGCATTTCCTCTTCGTCAATGACATGTTTCTTTATGGCAAGTTTCATGAAGTATTTGCCTTGTGCAGAAAGATCACCACAATTCATTTTCCAATATTCTATTCCTCCTAAAACCATTAGGATAAGAGACTTATCTTCAAAGTATTGTCTATACTTGTCTTTGTCTAAATTTTCTGTACCAGTTTCATCAGTCTCAGCCTCAACAATAGTATTTTGCACAGCTGTAAGAGTTGCCGATGGTGTTTCTTCTGGTTCAGGTGCTATGTCATATACTATAACCTCAGGCTTAGGGCTGAAATCTGTCCATACTCTTTCGATCTCTGCCCAAGCCCATATTGGCCATAATATAAAGCCGACTATCATTGCTGATACGGCAAACTGGTAAACTGCCCATAGCAGTCTATTTTCTTCGGGATCTATCCCCTTATGTCCTCGCATGCTTCTCCTTCACAAACTGGAACTTCGATTTTGTCTTCTCCCCAAGCATTAAATGGGTTCTGCAACATAGAACATCCAGCTACATTAAATATAACAAAAAGACAAACTAGAACAAATACTAGCATTGCCCATCTACTTTTAGAAACTTTTTTCATTTTCATTATTGTATCTCCATATCTATGGCATCGTTATAGAGACTATTCATTAAGGTCTTGAGCTTTTCCTTATCAAGATCCGTATTCACACCGTCAATATAACTTGCCATTAAGTCTGTTGTATTTTCTACATCTTCTATATTAGTAAGAACATTCTCACCTAAGAACTCAGAGAAATTTTCAGCTATCTTTAAATCGTGTGTATTCAGCTCTGATATTCGTTCAATAAATTTGTCAAACATGAATGGGTTAGACTTATTCCCAACAATTACTTTAACAAATTTGCCTGTAAGTGTATTTATATCATAATTTGCGTAATCTGTGTCAGTATCATCATAATATATTTTCTCAAATAATGTGAGCGGATTAGGTATTGCTTCCACAGTTTTTGTATCTGTATCGAATACATGGAAATATTTCTGATCTCCAGCATCTGCCCATGTGAATTCCATTTGGCATCCAAGGTATCTGATGTTGCCTTGTTGAGATGAGGCATGGTAATGTCCAGATAAACATAGGTCAAAGTGTGCAAAAGGTTCTACACCCATACCATGACCCATAGGTTGCTTAATACCTCTCATCATTTCAAAGCCTTGCAACTCTAAATGACCCATCATAATGCCTTTATTACTTGCCAAGAAATTCATTGATTGATCCCAATTCTCTGGATTAATCCATGGCACTAAATGTACATCACAACCATCATAGTTTAATGTTGATGGTTTCATAATGATATTGATATTGCTTGTGTAATAACCTAATAGTTCTTTAAGAGAACATAGATCATTTGTGTTCTTATGGAATACATCATGGTTACCTGGAATAATATCCATAGTCATACCATTCTGTTTCATAGGCTCAAGGAAATGTCTACGGTTAGCATTCAATGCCTTAAAGTTTACAAACTTCCGATGGTCATAATAATCACCTAGATGTATAATATGTTTTATATCATTATCTTTACAAAATGGAAAGAATATTTCAGAATAGAATCTCTCTTGGAAGTCTATGAATATTTCTGAACTATTTCTTACACCACAATGTGTATCATTTAATAATGCTATCTTCATTTAAATGGATCTCCTTTAAACCAAATAACTAAACTATATCTTGTACCTTTTGTCACTTTATCTACCTTATGCCAAACATGAGATGGGAATACATTAACAGAACCTTTCGGTCTTCCTAATTTATTTAACATAGGTTTTGTTTGACCATATTCTAATTCATTATCAAACCACATATCGCCGCCTTCAAAATCATCATTCAGATTCACAGTAACACTTAGCTTTCTTATCTTACCATCTTTAAATGGTTCTTCAAATGAATCCCTATGCCAATCGTAATAACCACCTTCGTTATATTCGGTAAATTGAATTGCTTTTACTTCATCGTATTCTAAATTCCAGCCAGCTTTTTCATTAGCTTCACGTATATATGGATGTACTAAATCCATAATCCATGGATCATATAACCACACAATATCTGACTCTCTATAATTTTCTAAGTTATCCTTTGTAACAGCTTTCTTTTTCTCTTGGGATAAACCTAATTTTATTATATGGTCACATATTTTTGGATCTATTGCTTTTGGACGTGTCCAAACAAATTGTTTAAATCTCATTTAGATACTACTCTATGCTTTGGTGCCCATCCTAATTCTGTTAATTCTTTAATATTGGCGCATGTCTTTACTCGTTCTGTTGTTGGATTATCTGCTCTTATTTCAGGTGATCTGTATGGCATTAATTTTGCAGCTACTTCTTTTAAATTGATTGATTCACCTGTTCCAATATCAACACATTTACCCACCATTATATCATAGTTTTCCATCAATGTACATATAGCAGAACATAAATCTTCTATATGAGTCCAATCTCTTTCATGGTATCCATTTATATATTGAACTGTTCCTGGGTTTTCTGTCATTCTATGATACATCATATCTGTTCTGCCCGGATAAACTGTATGAGGTCTAAAACCTACAAAATCTTTTCCATCCACTTCATTAATCTTTTTAGTTGTAGCATATGGATTAGTCCACCATTCATGAGCATTTGAACTTGAAGCATACATACATTTTATATTACGTCTCCTACAAAATTCAAATACAGTTCTTGTACCAATTACATTTGTTTCAAAATATTCATCAGGCCAATCTAAAGATCTACGAACTCCGGTTAATGCAGCAAGATGAATAACCATATCAAATTTGCCAGTAGCATAGTCAAACTCAGTAATCTCACCAGTAAAACCAAATACTTTATGTCCTTCATTTTCTAAGTACTTACTTAAATGTTTTCCTATATAACCACGCGATCCAGTTATTATTATATCCATCTTTTATCTTCCTTTATATCTTGATTAATTTTACGCGCCTTCTCTAATAAGGTAAGTTTGCCTTGTCCAGATTTTACAAAGGCACTTGTATCTTTTGGAAAGCACATACCACCAAATCCATATTTTCCATCTGGTCCAGGAACCATCATATGACTTTTACCAATGCGCTCATCCATAGATACTAACTGTGTTAATTCATAAAATCCATTTTGTCCAAACATAGATTTAAGTTCATTAAAGAATATCACTTTTGTGGCAAGAAATGAATTGATTGTGTATTTGGCATAAGCCGCTGTTCTTATATCAGTAAATTTTATATGATTTATTTTTATGCCAGCATCTTGAAATACTGTACACCAAAATAAGCATTGGCCTCCACCAAAGATAGCAAATTTCTGGTTTAGAAATTCTTTTTCCGAATCTGCTTCTGTTAAAAACTCTGGATTTGTTGTAAGAAAGTTGTCCTCTATGAGTAACTCTGCAAGCTCAACAGATATAGTTGACTTAATAAGAATAGGAACCTTTGGTGCATGCTTACGAATCTCACGGTGATATTGTTCTACTAGCATATCATCACATTCACCCATTGGCCCTTGTGGTGTAGGTAAACATATAATAATACCATCATAAAGATGATAGTGTGGATATATGTAATCTCTTTGAACTAATTCATAACCTGCTGGAGGATCTAATATTTCTACAGCATATTTTTGTGATATACCTGCAAATACAGCTTTACCTACTACGCCATAGCCTATGATTAAAAATCTTTTATTCATCCATTACCTTTTCTAATCCTTTCTTTTCTTTTGCCTTTTCTTCCTTCGCAAAATCACTGATCTGAGAATCAACTTCTTTGATCTTAGATATTTTTTCACGAAGAGTATCAAGGAACGATTGGTCAATAGGACTATTCATATCAATAGCAGATACAAAGTCTTCTATATTGGCTTGCTCCATAAATTTGAATTTAATATCGGCTTGTTTCTTTTCTTTTACAATACGTCGTATAAAAGCAAAGTAAGCGATTTGTGTAAAATATGAAAATGCATTAGGCTTACCAGTTCTTGTGCTAGCATCTATTCTATAATTGTATATTGCTTTCAAGCAATTCTCAACACCATCCATTACCATCTCATCTCGATATGTGTATCGTACAAAGTTTGGTTTATGAGATAGACCTTCACAGATCTTCATAAAGCACATTGCAATATAATCTGGTACTATTGGATTTTTATCTCCCCTTTTCTTCGCAGCATTTGCCTCGGTTACATAGTCAACTACAGCATATGAAAACTGCCGGTTATTTACGTAATGGGGTTTGTCTCTAGGTTTAATTTTTTCAGTCATAATATCTCCATGTGTATAAGCATTATATCACATAATGCCTAAATGTACATACTTAAATACTAAAAGATGATCCACAACCGCATGTTGTTTTTGCGTTGGGATTACTTATTTGGAATCTTGCTCCTGTTAAATCTTGAACATAATCGATCGTTATGCCTTCTAAATATTGATAGCTCATAGGATCAACTCGAACTTGCACATCATTTTTTTCAATAATAAAATCACCATCTATATTTTTCTCATCTAATTTAAAACCATAGTTAAAGCCTGAGCATCCACCACCAGAAATATAAACACGAAGACTTTCATCTCCGGTAATCATCTCGGATACTTTACTTGTGGCATTATCAGTTATTTGCATATTTATTTTAACTAAAGTATGTACAAAGCCGCTTTTCTATGGTATAATAAGAGAGTACTCTCTGCGGGGGGAGACAGTATTAATGGGTAGTGGCGTTTCCCTTCATGAGTTTAGTTTGTTCTATTAAAACATCCTTATCATGTTGGATCTCATCTAAAACAATCTTCATGTAGTGTGCCTTTATATCATCTTGAAGATCAGTCTGTAATAACACATTAAAATCTTCAATAGTATGTAATGACCCCATAGAGAACGGTAACCAAGGTGTTAAAACAAAATGGTTATCCGGTTCTGTAATCACTTTCATAGGTTCTTCAACATGGATTAATGAACCATTTGATTCATCATCAATAGTATGAGTATATGCAATGATGTTTTCACCATTGACTAGTTTATACAACCTTACTGGTAATTGCGATATGTCGTCTGGGAATTTCTTGTCCATATATGTATTTATAATAATTTCACCTCATGTATCTTGAATTTGAACCTTTCTTTTGAATATATTTTTATCCTTTCACCGCTATGATTTAAGGTATAATTCTTATTAGATTTCCAGTGTAGGTCATCCGCTAAGTCATATATCGTTGTATCTAGCGTACTCTTTCTTAATCCTCTACCAATACTTTGCAATACTCGTATCTGACTCTTACTTGGACTTGCAAATATAATATTGTGTAGGTTAACTATATTTATACCAGTAGAGAATGTACCATATGAACAGACTAATATAGCATTAGATTCTTGTTCAGTAATAGATCTAATTTCTTCGCGCGTATCTGCAGGGGTCTTGCCGGATACATAAAACACTTTGCGCTTACTATCTGTTGCACCATCTATTAATCTAAACAGCGGTTCACCATGCTTCTCTACATATTGGAATAATACTAATGTGTTACCTTTTAGATCGACAGCTAAATTCTTTATAAAGTTATTTCTCTTCTGACTCGTAACAATCCAATCTACCTCGTCTTGGTATTTCATGCCATTCACTAATTTACAATGCTCGTCAGGATGTTTAAGTAATAATACATCAATCGATATATTAGCAAGATCACCACGATCGATAAGCTCTTTACTTGTTGTGATATTCTTATGTGGTCCAAATAAACCTTCAAGAACTAACTTATGTGTTTGTGTACCATCTAATGTACCTGTTAGTCCATACCTATATCCAGCTTCTGTGCATTTAGTAAGAATGCTTGTTAATGATTTAGCTTTAAATCCATGTGCTTCATCTCCGATCACCATACCAAATTGTTGGAAATAACCTTTTTGCATTTTGTATATAGACTGCCAAGTAGATACATATATTCTTTTTGTCTTATGGCCTTTATCTAAACCTGCCATAATCTCATGACATTCATTTGCATCAAAGTTAGGATCATTCTCAGAGTACTTCGCAAAATCTCCAACCATTTGTTTAACGAGTGATGTAGTAGGTACAATCAATAATACTTTATCAGCCTCTAAATCATAACTCATATCTAAGAAATATCTCATCATTAGGTATATAATATATGATTTACCCGAGGCTGTAGGTGATACCATTAATGCTTTTCTATTCTCGAGTGCATGCTTCACAGCAGCTAACTGATAATCTCTTGGCGGAAATGGTAATACATATTCGTCGATAAAAGACATATCGACATTTACATGTACATTAGGTAGATTATAACCAAGCTTTGCACTTGGTAATACTGTAAGTTTTATATTTCTTTCTGCAGCGAATGCTGCAATATATTTGTATAGACCGGCGTATATAGACTGATCTCTGAGATTAAGGAGTCTTACTTTACCATCCCACATTTTGTTTCTAAACTGTGGCATGAATTTATATCCAGGAACGAAGAATGTAAAATATTCTGCTAGTTCTTGTATGATTCCTTTATCGTCACAATCTACATAGATAAAGGCATTATCTTTAGTTTGTACTGTTATTTCTTCCATTTGCTTCGGCCGCCAATTTATGTGCATACTCTAATGCGGTCATCCCATTTGGATAGACTACGTCTAACGGTGTAGACTTTAATTTCTCTTCAGTCTCTTTAATTAATTTTTCGAACTTAGATTTTTCAGAACAAGGCTTTAAACCTTTATTGATATTAGTGTAGTTAATAAGTAATAACTCGAGTGTTTTTCTATTCATCTTTTATTACTGTCAGAACCTTCAATAAAATTTGTCATGTATACATGTTCTAGTTGTTGTATTAAAGCCACATTAACATATGATATAGGAATATACTTACTTACAGAAATAGAATCAATATCAATTAACCTGAGAGTTTCATTTTTAAAATCCCAAATTATATTATCTGGATTAGGATCACCATACCATATAAATTTAT